CTCGCAGAGCTTAAGTCTAGAGTCGCCCATAAGCCGGTCTGAGATCCTTCCAGTGCCAACTTTTGGTTGTGCCTCTGGTCGGTAAGGTCTAGACAGTTGCGCATGATCCTACACTTCCGGATTTGATCCCGGAGTGCGGTGTTCAGCTGCTGCTGCATGAACTGCAGCAACACAGGCTCAACCGTTATTGTTCGCCGAGAGGTTGAATTCTTAGCGACCGTAACAAGTCTAGATTGCTTTTCGGTCGAACCACTTGGATTAGTGAAGTAATTTGGTGTTTGTACCCCAAGTACTCCATTGCGTCCAAGTAGGTCTTGACTGCGAGTTCCAGGATCTCGTTCTGCGGAATCGGTCCGTCCCTGTCGATCGTCTCGATGAACTTCTTGATCTTCATATTCTCTTGAAGATCCGAGCCCTCGTAGGTGATCAAACAGGCGTACCGTGCAGTAACTTGACCAGATCGATCCTCCTTCTTCTTGAAGGATTGCTCGATCCACAGCCTCCCATTTCTGATTGGCTGAAAGTTTCTCGCAGACTGCTCCAGGACCATGTCGTCCCAAGTAATGTTCATAATCGACTCCTTCGAGTTGGTTAAGTACGACTTGGGCGACACCTAGCAGGTGATGTCGCCTCTCAGTACCCCATTCAGAGGTACCGGCAGCGACGTCACAGGCTAAAAACTTCGCCTTTGCCTGTCGATCGAGACGTTCGTCCCGGTCGCCAGTTAGGGCAAGTTTCCTAAAGACTCTTAAGATCTCACGGAGACACTTAAGATACCCCATTCTAGGGTTGTCTTTTAGATGTCCTGTTTTTAGGTCGAACACTTCACAGAGCAAACCCGAGAATAATCTCGGGAGCGCCAAACGGCCGGATTTAAACCCGGCCGGACAGGTGAACCTGCGTTTTGCTAACCCCTCATCAAGGGCGTCGCAATAAGCAGAAAAGGCAACGGTTAAGAAGCCGATACCTTCGTGTTCGATACGAGCTTTGATCGTTTTGAGATCACGATCAAGGTTCCTCACATCAGGCTCTAATCTCTTGACGTCAGTCAAGAGTGCAGAGAGGAGAACTATTGGACTTTTCATGACCACTCCTAGAGTTAAGTCATTCCAAGTCACACTAGCCCATCCATGTGGACTACGTACGCTTAATCCTTTTTACGGGAGATCACCTCTTTTAAAAGGGAGATCAAGCTGGATACCACTCCGAGAAGGAGCGGTCCCTGCTTCGAAAGCGTCGCCCAGGTCCTTTGCATGTCGATCTGCCGCAAGTACAGCGAGCAGATTCGACCGCATTTGCCTGACGCGTCGAGATACAGGACGGTCACTTTTAAGCGACCTTCTGATATCACGGTACGCAGCCACCAACGCCATAACCAAATTGAGGATGTCATAGACTTTGACGATGTCCTCTTGCGGTTGAATGGGGTTTTCATTAGACATATTAACTCCTTTAATTAAGGTGTGAACAGCTTCTGATCACCCCACTCTTCCACATGGTACTAGCCGGGTCGTTTTCTACGACTGGAATTGCACCAAGTTGGACGGCGTGAATTCAGCATCGTTTAGGGTATCCATCAGCGCTTCGATGAGGTCCACTATATTTGCAGTGGTCCACCCGAAGGCCGGCCTGGAAACCGACAGAGACACCGTAGCGGTTTGCTTCGATGTACCCCCCGTATACGGATTGACAGCGTCCTTCGTTTCACTAATTTTTACATAGTGACGATTGGCCGTTTTGCCTTTTCCGTCTTCGTGGGTGATGACGAGGGAATAGATCCCCCCGGCATCTCTCCGTTCGGACCCATAGCCATCTGCCTTGACAACCTTAAATACAAGTGAAGGTGTCGGGGCATTGGCCGCGATGGTGATAGGATCTGCTAGCATGACGTCTCCTTAGTGGTTTGACCCGTTGGGCGAATTACCGCTTCACGGGGATCTAGTAGCGAGCCGTAAGGATCGCTCCTAGTATTGTTAATTGATCTCCAGAAAACAACTGGAGATCATTTGATGGTCTCAAACCATATGCGCTGCCAAAGGTGCTGCGAAGTTGCAATCTCCACTCAAGCCGCGCTGTTCGTACCTTATTTTCAACGATATTCTCGGTGAAAACGGTAGCGGGTACAGGCGGGGTAATGGAGACCTTTTGGATACGCGTAGCTTTACTCGTATGTACGGTGTCTATCCTACCAGTAGCGATACCGGTAAGGAACCCAAAGTTGATGATCGACGGATCGCGGTTCACTATGTTAAAAGCATCAACATAGTCGCCTAAACCCGTAAACCAATCAACTAACCATGACCAAGGGACGAGATTATAGACGTCCTCAGGATCTGGGTACAAACCCCATGCTCGGCGCATCAGATCGCGTTGCAGTACGGGTAATGCTAATGCAGGGAATCGTAAACCGGCGTTGATCATCCCACGGAGCTCAATTTCTCGAGTTCCATGAGTGCCAACTCCGACGAGCGACTCCCCTTGCAATAGATCGAAAGTAAAGCTAGGAGGACTGCTCACAGGAAAGCTCCCAAGAGGGAAGCGAGTCCTGAAAGTATTGTCGAG